GACATTTGTGTCGGGAACATGGCACCGTTTGCAGGGATCGAACCTGCCGCTTCCGGTTTTGGAGACCGGCGCTCTGCCAACATGAGCTAAAACGGCATGAAAAAAGCACGGTGCGGTCTGCATCGTGCTTGATAGTGACTAAAATAGCGGATTTTAGTCAGTGAGGATTGTTTTTGTAGGTGATATAAAGCAGCGCGGCAACAAAGATGAAGCCGCCAACAGCAAAATCAACAATGCCACGGGCAAGATGGAACACGCAGGCGTTGAGGAAGTTCTGCATAGTGTTGCGCCTCCTAAAAATGGGCAAAAGAAAACCACGGTGCGTGTGCATCGTGGTTCAGTTGATGATTTCAAAATTGCCGGCAGGGTAAAGGTAATCTTCCCCGGTATCGTCTACAATGCGATACCAGCCGCGTTCGACAGAAAGAACTTTATAGATTTTGCCGTGAGTTAATTCCAGCGGAGATGTATCGCCAATGTAACGGACTGTATCAATCTTCGTCATAGAACCACCTCTTTACCTTGAATTTTACTTTTTCGCTGCCATTCTGGAACCAGTGGACTTCCGCCTTTACAGCTTCGCCGTCAACATCAAGCCAGCCCTTCGCTTTGCAGTGCTGCCAGTCCTCAGGCTTGCCGCCAAATTCATCGGACAGGCCCTGCGCAACTTCCTCACGAAGAGGATTGACGCCACCTTTTCCGGCGAATACCTGCGCATTTTGTGTTCTGGTTCCTTCAACAAAATAATATTCCTCTCCGGTGGATTTGTCAACCACAACGTAGTTTTTTGCTTTTGCACCAACGCCACGGTAAATTTTGAAGTCGTTCGGAGTTGTCTTTGCCGCCCATCCGGCCTTACTGGCTTCACTCCTGCCAAACTTCGGCACGCTGACACGGGCACTGTCCACCCGCCCGCCGGTGGCCTTGGCAAACTCGCTCAGGCTCTGGCGGGCTGCTTTCAGGCGCACGGCGCTGTCGGTGGTGTCAGACCCGGCGGCACTCTCGGCCAGATACCGCTTCTTCCATTTGCGCACGTTCCGCTCCCGGGCACGCTGCATCTGGTTGACCTCGTACTGGGTGTACAGTTTGCCGTTGTACTCGATGTTCCGGGCGTTCAGCTCCTGCAGGCTCTCCTCCGTCCAGGTGGGCGGGTCGCCCAGCTCAGGGAATACGGCAAAAAAGGTGTGGCGGCAGTTCCAGCCGCAAAGCCCAGCGCCGGTTCCGTAGCCGGTGGCCTGCTCAAAGTCCGGGTAATGCTTGCCCAGGTAGTCCACAGCCCCGCCCCGATGGAAGCGCCGACCCTGCCACTCGGCGTGACTGGGGCGGGCACCACCGTGGGCGCTGGTCTCAACGAACTCCACGTTCATTTCGTCCATGCGGGCTTCCTGCAGCTTGCCTGCGGTCTGGTTGACACCGGTCAGCACCGCCCGGCGGGCCGCAACTTCCAGCGAATCTGTGTGGCCGCTGGGGTAAGTGATCTCCGGCATCTCGTCTGCAAGGCTGTCCACAGCCTGCTTGACGGCGGTTTTGTAGTCAATGGCACCTGTGGCCACCTTGCCCCAGGCGACATCCAGCGTGCGCTCAAAGGCCCCGGAGACGGTGTTGGCCGTTGTGGCCGTGAGGTTCCGCCATGTGCCGCAGGTCTGCCGGGCACCGGCGTTGAGCAGGTTGTTCAGGGCCGCGCTCTCTTCAAAGGGTGTGGGCTCGAGGTTGTAGTGGTAATAGATGGCATCTTCCCGCTCCATGGCTTCGGTGGCAGCCTCTTTGAGCAGCCTGCGGATGGTGGCTTCGCTCTTGCCGCTGTACTTTGCCAGCAGCTTGACCACGTTCTCCCGCACCGCCTCGGTCTGCTGGTAGCGCCACAACTGCCAGTCGGCCGTTTCGGTGAGGGTACCCATTTTGCCGATGCGCCGGGCGACATCCTGTAAGATCTCATCCTCGACCTGCTGCGCCAGCTGCACAAAGGCATCCGGCATGGCATCGAGGTAGCTCGGCGGCAGCATCAGGCACCTCCGAAGGTGAGCTGCTCATCGGTCTGGCTGTCAGCCTTGGCCTCTGCCGCCCACTGGTGGGCCTCGTCCTCGCTCAGACCATACCGGGCGGACAGATACCGGCAGCGGGGCACAAGCCCTGCCAGAGCGTCCTCCCGCAGCTGTGCGGTGCGCTCCTGCTCGCTGACAATGTAGCTGTCGTCCCAGTTGACCGAGATGCTGGTGTCCGGGTCCACATCTGCACCCAGCAGGTTCTTTGCCGCCCACAGGATGGCCCGCAGAATGCCGATCAGTGCCGTCTCAATGGGGATCTGGTTTTTGTTGGCGTTCTGCACAAGGTCCTGTCGGCTGCCGGTGTACTCGGTGGCGGTGGCCACCTTGCCCAGCTCAAAACTGTAGCGGTGGCAGCCAAGCCCGCACTTGAAGCTCATCATGTCCAGAGCATCCTGCACGGCCCGGTGGTTGTCCTCGGTGCGCAGGTCGGGGTTGTACTCCCGCCATGCGGCCGGCTGGTCGATGCTGCCTTCCGGTGCGGGCAGCTCGTAGAAGATCTGGCGGTGAACGGCATCCGGCGGCACAGCGTGCTCCACACCGTCCTTGTCCACCCACTTTTTGCACATGGAGCGGTCATAGAAAATTTTCTTGCCGCCCAGGCGGAGGTCCTGCCGGTAGTTGTCAAAGGCGTAATCCGCCATCTGGGCTGCGTCCAGCGCCTCGGAAAAGACGCTCATACCCAGCCCCATGCCGCCGTCGATGTTTTTGGCGACAGCCGGGCTGAACAGGCTGAACCATGCCGGCGCGCCGGTGACCGTGATGTGCTCCACCATGCCCGGCGGGGTCTTGGCCTTGGCAAATTTCGGCGTGCCGGAAACATCGTCCATCACCTCGAACCATTCATTCGTGATGGTCCGTTCGCCGCCCTTGCAGGTGTGGGTCTGCAGATAGACGGCGGGCTTACCGCCCATCACGCACTCGGACACAAAGGCGGCCTCGGTCACCACGCCCCGCTCCACGCTGATGGGCAGGATGCAGCAGGCGGGGTCATAGTCCAGCTGAATGCGCCCCTGCGGCGAGGGCAGGGCGTTCCCGGCGGCATCCACCGTCAGGCCTTCCACACTCAGCACAAAAGCACCGGTGCCGGACCAGTAGGCCTGCTCCACCAGCTTGTTGGCATTCTCCCAGAAATGCAGCTGCCGCAAAAGGCCGCCGGTCTGCTGCTCATCACTGCCCAGCAGGTAGGCGGCACTCTTTGCGTCGCCGATCTGGAAGGTGGTCTTGTCGTTGAGCAGCAGGTTTGCCCAGTCCTCGCAGACATGTTTCGGCATCCGCAGGGAAGCCAGACGCCGGGAAATGACGCTGCCGTCCGGGGCGTCCTCCTTCTGGTCGTGGATGTCGGGAACATCGCCCTTCCACCATTGCCGCCAGACTTCAATGTTGCCGTAATAATCCGCATCCAACTGCAGATGTTTGGTTTTGTTCAGATATTCGATAAAGGCCGAAACGTTCATCTTGCAGTCAGTCTCCTGTAATCACGCTCAATGGTGTACTCAAAGGCGTCGAGGGTGTCAATGTCGGTGGTGCCGTCGTCCAGACGCTCGTCCACGTCGGGGCGCTTCTGGCTCCACAGGGCGCTTGCAAGGGCGTCCCGCAGGGTGGCGGCCTCCGGCATATACCAAAAGCGCCCGCCGCCCATGAGAATGGACGTCAGGCGGATGCGGTCGATAATCTGAATTTTTGCGGAGTTATTCACCCGGTCGGCCAGCCAGTACAGTTTAGAGGCCCGCAGCCGGGTGCGGATGTGGTTGATCAGCGTCTGCTCGGCGCTGTCACAGAACATGTAATGGATCTCGCCGTACCGTGCGAACACGGCCAGGCAGAAGGTGAGCAATTGGTTGGCCAGGTAGTCGGCATCCTGGTTGCGGGGGTCCACCCGCTGGGATGCCAGCCCCACGACGCCGGAATAGTACGGCAAAATGCCCGTTGCCACAAAGGCGTGCTGCGAACCGTTGCCGCCGAAGTCCACCCCGATGTGCACCCGCCACGGCTTGCAGGGCTTGTCTGCGGGCCAGAGGAAGCGCTTGTCGTCGGCGGCGATGCTGTCCGCAAACGGGCGGTAGATGATGCCGCCTGCCGCTGCCCACTGGCCGAGAATAAACCGGTTGTAGTACACCGTGCCGGCATATTCTTTTTTCAGCTGCGCCACGAACTCCGACGGCAGGGTGGGGTTGTCGTCGATGGTGTAGGCCTGACAGTAAATGTCAGCATCACTGTCGAGGAACCGCTTGAACCAGTGCTGGGGGTTATCCGGGTTGCAGGTGCCGTCAAAATGGCTGTGCGGGCAGGAAAGGCGGCTCTTGAGCATCTGAAAGACGCCCTCGTCCCAGGTGGTGATCTCGTCACCGTAGGCATACTCGAAGGCAGCGCCCTGAATGCGGGCAATATGCTTTTTGTTGTCAGCGCCCAGCACATACACCTTGCGGCCAAACAGCTGCACGACATTGCCGGCAGCCGAGGTGCGCACGACGCCCACCAGCTCCGCCCCCCAGAGGGCCCGCATGGGCTCCAGCACGTTGCGTTCCAGCGTGCCCAGGGTGTTGCCCAGCATGACCAGCAGGCCCTCGTCCCGGGCCGCGCAGATGCGCTTCGGGATGGTGACGGCGCAGTCCAGGTAGGTCTTGCCGGAGCGGGTGGCCCCGGTCTTGATGTTCCAGCGGTGGCTGCAGTTGCGCAGGAACTCCTGCTGGAACTCAGTCAATGGCACTGTCCACACCTCCCAGCAGCTCCCGGGCACGTTCCAGCGTGTCGGCGGCGGTATCATCGGGCGGGTTGTCCTCGCCCAGCATCTTCAGCAGCACGTTGGCGGCCTGCGGGTCGCCCTTCTTGGCACGGGCGGTGATGCCCTTGATCACGGCCATCTGGTTGTCGATGTCCTCCGGATCCACAGCATCCCGCAGCAGGGCGTTCACGCTGCGGCGGTCGGTCTCCGGCAGTGCCAGATAGTAGTCCGCCGCTTCCCGCATGGAGCGCTTGCGGCGGCGTGCCACTCCGGAAGCGATGCCGCCCTTTTGGGTAATTGACCGGAGTTCATCCGGAGTTCGTTCTTCGTTTGGCACAAGATTTTTGTACCCATCTTCACGCGGCACGTCACCACCTCTCTTGTCAGAATCATAGAAAAAGCCGCCCCTGCGGACGGCGGGAATATCAAAAAAGGCCCGGCTGGTACATTCAGGCTGTTGGTCGGTAAATGTGTGTTCCCCTGTCGCAGCCGGGCAGCACAAAGCCCGCAGGATTGAAGGGAGTAAACCTTTCCTGCGGGCTATTGCGATGATACTATTTTATCATGAAATCAAAGACATGTCACTGACGTCGTACTGACGTTTTACTGACATCTGTCACAGTTCCAAAGCATCCACACCTTTACGGTGATGACGGTAAACCTGCCGTACACAGATGCTCATCTTCTGTGCAATCTGCTCCCAGTCCTGAAAGCGGAGATACTTCAGCCGCAGGACCTCGTAATCCTTCGGGTCGTCCACATCCTCCAGTCGGGCCATAAGTTCGGCGTGGAGATCATCACACAGCATGATCTGTGCATTCAAGGCTTTCTCGGCTCGTTCAATACGTTCTACAGTTCGTGCCAGACTCTGCCCATCACCGCTGCCGCCCGGCATTCCGGTCAGTTGCTGCGTGGTACAACCGGTGTCACGTTCTGCTTCATCTAAATCATCTCGCAGGTGCTTGGCCTTTACCATAGCGTCCCCGTACCGACTGAGCCAGCGTCTTTTCTCTTCGTAGGTCATGCCAGCTCCTCCACCCGGACGAACACCCCGCAGGGGTCCGACCAGAACTTCTCCACGATCTCGCTGCACACCTGGGCATCGTCGTCCCAGAAGTGCAGGCGGGTCATCTCATCCTTGAGGGCCTTTTCCAGGTTGTCAGTGTCCGGCTTGCTGGTGCGCCACGCACCGTTCCTGCGCCCCTCGGAGGGGAAGCACCACTTGACCAGCAGGCGCACCGGTCTGCCGGCAGGGATGGGCTTTGCCGGGGCGTGGGGTGCCAGATGGGCATGGAGCTTGGCGCGGGCGGCTTTCAGCTCCGGGCTGTCGTGGAGCACCGCGTGGGGCTGGCCGCCCTTCATGTAGGCGTGCAGCTGCTTTGCGTTGTGGGTGGTGGTGGGCGGCTGCATGGGGATAAAGAATTGCGTGTACATGGGGTTCACCTCGTTTTTCTTTTTTCAGTTCGCCAACGTGATGGGGAGGGTTCCCCGGATGGATGGGGGCTGTGCACGCCCCATCCTCCGGGAGACCCCATCACAATGCAGTTGCAGTTTGCTTATTATATATAGGCTATTTTGCACTGCAAAATCTGCAGTCATAGCGGCTATAACTACAAAATTGCAGTTTTTCGTGTCGTGCAAAATAGCGGCTATAACTGCATTTTTACAACAAACTGTAATTGCAAAAATTACAAATCGTTTAACCGTTGCTGCCGGGTTCCTTGCGTCCAACTTTCTCACCGTCGATCCAGAACCGCCCGTCATCCTTCAGGCGGGTCTTGACGGTGCGGGGCTTTAGGTCCATGTATTCGGCCAGAGCATAGACGGTCACCTCGCCGTCCATGGTGCAGGCTTCAAAGGCGGTGTCCAGTTCGGCTTTTTTGTCCTTGGTCACCTTGGCCTTATCACCCCAGCGCTTGGATGCGCCGCGGCTGCCCAGGGTGCGGAAATCACCGTCCGGCTGGAGATCTTCCAGTAGGCCGCTGTCCGGCTTGTGCACAGGGTAGTCGAACCAGAGGTTCACCGGGTCAAAGCGGGCGAACTCGCGGAGCGTGCCCTCGATGCGCCAGGCAGTCATGCCGTCGGCCTGCTTCTGGGCGGCGGCGACTTCGGCGTCAATGGCCCGCAGGTCGGCCAGGCCCAGGCACTCCTTGGCCACGGCCAGCATCCGGCTCTTGCTGAGGGTATCGTCCGGGCCGTAGGCGTCCGCATGGCCGCGCTTGTCCAGCATGGCCTTGATGACCCGACAAGCTGCCTTGTTGCGCAGCTGCTCCCGGATGGCGTCGGTGGGCGTCAGCTCGGTCATGTCCAGCATGGCGTCCGGGTCACGGGCGAACACGCCGGAACCGGACGCACGGTCCATGCTGCGCTTGCCGCCCTGGGCACCTTTGCTGTGGTGGTGGCAGTAGATCACGGCGCAGTCCAGTGCGCGGCACACAAGGTCAAACTGGTTGCAGAACTTGGCCATCTGGTCGGCGCTGTTCTCGTCGCCGGTGATTACCTTATAAATGGGGTCCAGCACCACGGCCATGTAGCCCTTTTTCTGGGCCCGGCGGATGAGCTTGGGGGCCAGCTTGTCCATGGGCACGGACGCACCGCGCAGGTTCCAGATGTCAATGTTTTTCAGGTGCTCCGGCGGCAGGCCCATGGCGGTGTACACATCCTTGAAGCGGTGCAGGCAGGAGGCCCGATCCAGCTCCAGATTGATGTACAGCACCTTGCCCTGGGCGCAGGAGAACTGGCCCAGCCACGGCTTGCCCTCGGCAATGGCGATGCACAGCTCGATGAGGGCAAAGCTCTTGCCGGCCTTGCTGGGGCCCGCCAGAAGCATCTTGTGCCCTTTGCGCAGCACCCCGAAGATGAGCGGGTCTGCCAGCGGGGGCAGGTGCTCCCAGTCGGCGGCGAGGTTCTCGGTGTCCGGTAGGTCGTCGGTCTCGGCTTCCAGCCAGTCCACCCACTCGTCCCAGCAGCTCTTGCCGAAATTGGTCTCCAGAAGCACCTGCCGCTTGTCGCCGCGCAGGATGCCGGGCATCCGGCTCAGGCGGCTGGGGTTGCGGTTCTGCTGGTCGAGGGTCAGGCCGTTTTTCTGGCAGGCAGCGTAGAGGTAATCCACCCGCTTGCGGTACTCGGCATAGTCCGGGGCGTCCACCTTGACGATGGCGTGGACGCTCTTGCCGCCGGAGTACACCAGCGCGGCGCAGGGCAGCTCCAGCTGCTTGATGATGGCCTGCTGCTTGCCCAGCTCCATGTTATCGCACTCCACAAGGGCGTAGCGGTAGGCGGTGACGTTGGCGTCCTTGCGGCCTGTGCCGTCCACGGGGTTGAAGCAGATCCAGGCACCCACCTCCGGGTCCCAGTCGCCCAGCACCTTGCCGAGATCCCCGCCGCAGGTGCCCAGTTCGGCAAGGAGCTGCCCGGCGGTGCGGGTCCAGCTGCCCTTGGCCGGGCGGCGTTTGTCGTCGGCCATGAAACTCTCGGTGACATAGGCCACATACTCGTCCTCTTCAAACAGGGCCTGCAGGTAGCGCCTGAGCTGGTCCACAGGGTCCCACTGTTCCGGCAGGGCGAGATCGTGGGCTTCCACCCAACGGGGGTCTACCAGCTGGCCGTCTGTGTGGTTCGTCCCGGCGGAGATGTCGTCGTTCCAGTCCAGTGCATGGCCGGCAGGGCCTCTCCATCCGCTGGAATAGGCCAGCTGAAAGATACTGCTGGCCGTGACGGGGCTGCCCCCGCCGCCGTGGAAACTGGCCCACTTCTTGGCGCACTCGCCTTTGTGGTAGCGGCCCCCGTCCCGGGCGCTCCACTGTTCCCATGCTTCCACGGGCAGGCCGGCTTCCTTCAGGCCCATGCCCACCAGGATCCATTCGTCGTAGGTCAGGGCGGACGGGCTGAGAAAATCCAGCGCTTCTTTGAGTTCATTCTCATTGTCCATTCACGTTACCATCCAAAATCAAAAGGACTGTCTGCAGCAGGCGGCTCCGCAGCGGGGGTATAGGTGCGGGGGTTCACGCCCTTGGGCACGCCGCGCCAGCCCTGAGCCGCTATGCGATCGATCATGTGGCGGGCGGCCTCAAAGCTCCAGGTGCCCACATGCTGGAACCCGTACTTTTCCAGACAGCGGATCTGTTTGGGCGTGGTCAGGCCCTCGTCCCGGCGCTTGTTCAGGCGGTCCAGCAGCAGGGCGGCCTTGCCGGCGGATTCCACTGCGTCCGGCAGGATGCCCAGCTTTTCCAGCGCGGCGGTCTGTTGCTCGCTGGGCGGACCGGCCTCCCAGCCAAAGGCGGGCACATACCCGGCCAGATCTTCGGCCTGAATGCTCATTTCGTACTGCAGCGGGTCCACCAGTTTTGCCTTTTTACGGCGCTGCTCTTCCAACTGCTTGGCAAGGGCTTCTTCCCGCTGGGCCACCACGTCCTCGCTGGCCTGGGCGGCGGCCTCCTCGATGTCCTCCGGGCAGCCGGTCTCGGCCAGATGCTCGGTCATCTGGCGGGCCACAGTGCGGTCCTCACAGACCAGGTCTGCCGGGCGGCACAGCTCGTGCTTGTCGGTCATCCACAGGAAATCCAGCAACAGCAGGTCGGTCTTGCCCGGGGAAAGGCGGGTGCCGCGCCCCACCATCTGGCTGTACAGGCTGCGCACCTTGGTGGGCCGCAGCACCACCACGCAGTCCACGGAGGGGCAGTCCCAGCCCTCGGTGAGCAGCATGGAGTTGCACAGCACATTGTATTTGCCGGCGTCGAAGTCGGCCAGCACCTGCCTGCGGTCCTCGCTCTGGCCGTTGACCTCGGCAGCCCGGAAGCCGTAGGTGTTCAGCAGGTCCCGGAACTTCTGGCTGGTCTTGATCAGCGGCAGGAACACCACCGTTTTGCGGCTCTTGCAGCGCCGAGCCATTTCGGCGGCGATCTGCTCCAAATACGGATCAAGGGCTGTGCCCAGGTCGCCCACGGCGTAGTCGCCGCCGCTCATGGTCACGGATGTAATATCCAGCTGCAGCGGGATGGTCTGGGCCATGATCTTGCACAGATAGCCCTCCTTGATGGCGTCGGTCAGCTTGTACTCAAAGGCCAGGCTGTCGAACACCTCGCCCAGATTGCGCATGTCGCCGCGGTCCGGCGTGGCGGTGACGCCAAGCACCTTGGCCCCGCTGAAGTAGTCCAGGATGCGGCGGTAACCGTCGGTGATGGCGTGGTGGGCCTCGTCGATGATGATGGTGCCGAAATAATCCTGCGGGAAGCGTTCCAGCCGGGCGGTGCGCTGCAGGGTCTGCACGCTGCCCACCACCACCCGGAACCAGCTGTCCAGGCAGGTGGATTCGGCCTTTTCCACGGCGCTGACAAGGCCGGTGGAACGCTGCAGCTTGTCGGCAGCCTGTTCCAGCAGCTCGCCCCGGTGCGCCAGAATGAGCACCCGGTCGCCGGCACGCACCTGATCGGCAGCCACCGACGCAAACACAATGGTTTTGCCGGTGCCGGTGGGCAGCACCAGCAGGGTGCGGGTGTGGCCGGCGTCCCACTCGGCGTGGATGCGGTCACGGGCCTGCTGCTGGTAGGGTCTCAGTTCCTGCCCCATCAGAATGCCCCCTGCGTCCAGCCCTGCGAGGGTGCCGCCTTGGGTGCCGGGGGCGGCAGGAAGCGCTGCACCTCGTTGCTCTGGCCGGTCTCACCGGCGTGAGGGCCGCTCTGTTTGGTGTACTCCCGGACGCCCAGCTTGCAGATGCCCTTGGCACCTACCACCTCGTTCCAGCGGGGGCGGAAGGTTTCGCCCCGCTTGCACTGGCCGATGCTCTCAAAGAACGCGCCCAGCAGACCCTGGGTCTTGGTGTGCAGGTACAGGCGGTGGGTGACGGTGGCGTCGCCCTTGGCCCCGCCGAACACCTTGATGGTCAGCTTTGCCATGGAGCAGGGCGGCAGCTTGGCACCGCCCTCGTAGCGGGCACGCTCCATGCCGGTGACCTCAAAGGGGTAATCCCCCTCCGGCAGCAGGACGAACTCCTGCTGTTCGTTGGTAAATTCGTCATCCCAGCCGAATGCGCGGCCTTCGTTGTTCATGTCATTCATAAGTAAATTCTCCTTTATTACCTTGATTCTTGGCTCCCCTTCGGGGGAGCTCCGCAAGGCGCTGGCAAGGCCAGACCGAAGCGGTGAGAGGGTTAAAACGGCAGATCACGGCTGTCCAGCACCATCTGCAGCACCTGGGGCCATGCGGCCACCAGACAGCCCTCTACGAAATCAGCCGGGTAATCCCGGATGGGCATGTCCTCCGGGAAATACCCGCGCTGGCCCACAACGGCCTGCAGTTCTTCCGGGGTGACGTTGTTGGCGCTCATGAGCGGGGCCAGCTTTTCCGGCACGCCCAGCGCGATCAGGTCCGGCGTGAGCAGGGCGCGGGGCACTTCCTCGCGGGGCGGCTGGGGCTGCGGCGCGGGGCTGGGCAGGATGTCGGCTTCTGGCTGGCTC